ATCGACGGCCGCCATGCCATCGCGTCGCGCATCGTTGACGGGATCCAGGAAGTTGACGCCAAGACCCTGGCATCGACCGGCGGCGTGATGGACGGGTTTTCGGTCGACGCCTGGCTGGCCAATTGGGATTCGATCGGCCTGAACTACGACAACACCGTGCTGATTGGTGGCCGCGCCCTGCGCATCGATGTGGGTGGGGCCTTGCGTTACCGCGCCGTCGGTGGCCTGAAGGGCGGGGCGTTTGGCGACGTCGTGGGCGAAATGGACAGCATGCGGGATCGCAGCCTGAACCGCACCAGCTACGAAGTCTTCAAGAACATCACCGACGAACAGATCGAAGCGGGCGTCGTGCGCGTGCTGCGCGTGTCGGACGACGACATTCGGGCCATCGTTGAGCAATACGGCCCGCTGGACGCCGCCGAGCGCCAGATTCTGGCCGACCGCCTCATCGCACGAAAGAACTACCTGGCCAAGCGTTACCCCAACGCGGCCGCCAAAGCTCGATCAGCTGACGCGGCCGTCAACGACACCCCGGTGGCAGGCGCGCGCGTGACCGACACCGAACAGCAATTTGTCGAGCAATCGCGGGTCAACGGCTACGGGTTCGCCACTGATGGCGATCAGATCGAAGACCAGATGGTCATCGTTCACACCTACAAGACCGAAGCCAACAGCGACGCCACGCGCGGATTCTTCAAGCTGCGCGAAGACGCCAGCCGCGAACTGGCCAAGCGCATCGCTGAGACTGTGGGCGATGCCGCGCCGAATGTGGCCGTTTCCGAGGCCCGCGATGCCGTCCTGGCCGCCGTCAAGTCGATCAACTTTCGCGCCGAAAAGGGCCAGCCGTTTGACACCAAATGCGTGACAAATGTGCAGGCCGCGATTACTTCCCTGGACAGGACCATTGCCGAGCTGAAGGCCGTCAAGACAGCACCTGACAACCAGGCGACGTTTGATTTCGTGCGCAACGAGCTGGAAAAATGGCGCAGCATGTTTTCGGTGTCGCTGCCGCAGATCCAGCAATTTGGCCCAGCCAAGAAAATTCCCGCCATGTTCCCGTCGAGCATGATCCCCGACACGCTGTTCTTCCAGGCCCAGCCCGCCAAGAC